CAAGTTTTATGTAAAATATTTTTTCTTGACATTACTTAAAGTTAATTAGTTGATCCTTAACAAATTATTAACATATTGATTGTTAGTAATATATGTTCTTTAAAAGTATGAATTGGGTGCAGATTTTGATTAATTTTGCTAAGTACATTACAATATTTGAATAGACTTCTTACAATCGTTGATTGACAAAGGATTTAGCAAAGCATGAGCAATAAACACCCAAATTTAAACAAACTGTAGGCGCTACGGCCATGTTTTTTGATTTTAATGGGATGTCCATTATTGTTTCTGGATACTCCAATAAAATAGACGCACATTACCCTAAGGATGGTTATAATCTACAAGATGATAGCGTTATTCTGAATTAACGTGAAGGAACTTTAACCTGTGATTATTTACCTCTGAAGCAGAATAGGCAAAGCAATAAGTGAATTGTATGGTAATCTCTGGGTTATTTAACCAGGTCATTAGCATTTATAAATACAATTTCCCCATCTTTTGAAAAAACCAATTCACCGTTGCTTTTTTGTTTTGTCTGAATTAGTTTTTCAACGGCTAAGGCAATTCCTTTAAGGATTTTTTCCCTTAATTCGATGATGTTGGTATTATTCATGTGCTTGTTTTATTATCTTGTCCCAAATTACTTTTTCCTTTATTTCTATCTTATTGTTCTGTAATCCTTCTGAAATCAATTGAAACGGAGTTACAGAATTGTTTAATACCATCCAATAATCGCAAACGGGAATGTACATTTTAATCAGATTTGCTATTCCTGATTTATACCGTTTTTTTATCGTATCTTCGGGAATATCATGTCCCCCGTCACTTACACGCATTTTTACTCTTTCTATTGCTAATTCCACACTATTTAACCAGAAGAATACTAAAGTCACAAAATATCCTTGTTGCTGTGCATCTTTAATCAAATTAACAAAATGTCTTGCAGATAGCGTAGTTTCAAAGGAAAAATCCAGTTGTAATTTTATTAATTCCTTAATTCTTGTTAGCATTATTTTACCAGCATCTATGCCGGCTTTATCCGGTTGGAATGGGGATAAACCACGCGCAATCTCGTCCGCATTTACAAATTCTTTACAATTCAGCATTTCCGGTAATAAAGTATACGAAGCAGTTGTTTTTCCAGCCCCATTGCAACCTGCTATAATATACAAATTTGGCATGCTTATATTTTTCTCAAAAGTACTGATTTTTCATATAATTCAATTATGAAGATTTGTTGTCAGAAAAATGAATTAAAATAATAATACGGAAGGAAAGTAACATTTGGCTGTGCTATAAGAACATAACATTAAAAAAACCCCGGTTTTCCGGGGCTTTGATTTTACATAGACCCCTCATCAGCAAATGAGTAAAATTGTTCATTCCCAACGATGATATGATCGAGTACAGCGATATCCAATAAAATCCCGCACTCTTTGATTTTTTTGGTGATTTTATGATCTGCTTCACTGGGTTGAATATTTCCGCTCGGATGATTGTGACCTAAAATAAGTGAGGAACTATGATGGTCCAGAGCAATCTTGTAAATCTTTTTAGGATCAACCACCGTCCCGGATACTCCACCTTCAGATATCCTTACTTTCTTGAGAACTTTATTTGCCTTGCTTAAAATCAGCATCCAGAATTCCTCATAAGGGAGATCTCCGATCAGGGAATGAAAAATTTCAAAAGCATCCCGACTGCTGGTCACTTTCGGCAGGTTCATTGTTTCTGATTCATTCCTTCTGCGAGCCAAAGCAAAAATTGCCAGCAATTTGATCGCTCTTTTTTCTCCAATGCCGTAGAATTTTTGTAGATCTGAGTAATCTGAGCGCCAGAATTTGTTAAGATTATTATCATTGAAGCCAAGCATCTGTTTGGCAATCTCCAGGGAACTGTTGTCTTTTACTCCGGTTCCGATAATAATTGCCAATAATTCGGCATCTGATAGGCTGTTTACGCCTTTGAGAAGCATCTTCTGTCCCGGAAGGTCTTCTTCAGCCCAGTTACGCATCGGAATTCTGTTTTTGTAAGTCTGCATGATTTTCAGTATTTGTAAGGGTTAGTAAATGAAATTTTGCCCCTTGACCAAACGAAGCGCAAAATTCTGTGTCAAGTATTCAGGTCATGATTGGAACAATCTGAATGAACCCGGAGGGCGACAGTTCCTTCAGGAGGTCGTACTTGACACATGAAATTTTGGCGAGTTTAACTTTGCAGGATTTCAGATACACACTATGTAAACCATGAAGTTTATTTTAATGAACAAATGCGAGTACAAAAAAAAGCAGTCACGATTTTCAGTGACTGCTCTCTTTAGTTTTATTCAACTGGAACTATTGATTTGACAACTCCCTTGAATTCTGCCAATTCCCATTTGTATTTTTCAGGATCATTGTTGGCAATTTCTTCGGCGTATCCAGGATAATACAAGTTATCCATTTCGGCAACAAACATTTCTTCGATGTTTTGATTTCTGGTGTTGATCTGGTTCTTTGTCATGGCATAGTAGTTTTAGAAGGTTAGAATGAAATTTTTTATGCCAAAGGCTATCACCGAGAATAATAACTTAAGTCAGGGGTGTAAGTCAGATTTTGTAGGAATTTTGGACAACGTCGTAAAAAATCCGTGAAGGAAAATGTGAACACAATGAAATCGACTGTTCCGCCAGGAGGTCGCCCTTGACTATGTTAAGCGATGTTTTTCCAGAAGCGAATTATTCGCAGGTAACTTTGTAGGAAATTTCGAGCAAACCCGTGTGTAGGCCAAAGGGTTTCTTTTTTGGTACTTTTTGCTTTGACCAGGATATTCAAAGAAAAAAGTACACCGCTCTTGAAGCAGGACTGCTTCAGTAAGGTGGTTTCTTTTGCTGCTTTGCTTTGACACCATTACCACAAAGAAAAGCAGTCGATTTTTGGCGTTTCTCAAAAATATTTTGTTATCATCTTGATTTTTAGAAATAAAAGGATAAATTTATCTCTTTTATTTCTCAAAATCTCCACGAAGTGCACGCCCCGCCCTATCGAAAAATGCAATTGCAACACCCGTTTTTTTTTACGGTTATATGAAATGATACTACATATATAATAAATCGGATATAAAAGCAGGAAGGAAGGCAAGATGCTCCCCTAACGACCGGGAAGCAGTATCATCTCATTAGATGGGTATTGATCCCCCAACAATGGACTAAGAAGCCAATAGAACAGATTGTCCGCAGCATCGGACAGGTCAGTAGCTTTCCATCTTGGTTGATCTTTTTTTCGTTCAGAAGATTTATCTTTCTTAAACTCTTGTGGCAGGATGGGTGCATTGTCCATAGAAACAAATGTTTCCATAGCGTTATTCATGTTAATACGAAAGGCAGGCAGTGATGGGAAATCACCCGTCAGGAACTTATCCCAGAACTGGTACTTATCCATGTGGTGCGCTTCATACAGTTCTGCTCTCAATTGCACATCCCATCTGGCCTTTGATAGTTGCTCCCTTACATCATCGAAATAGGAATCCCTGGAAGCTGCATCATTCTTACGGTTGCCATCTGAACCACCATACAGGTAAACAAACCTGTTCTGTTTATATTGATAATGATCTATGAAATGTTGCACTAAAACTGACAGGGTTTCATTCTCCACAAAGAAATTGCGTATGATCCGGAACTCATTCAAAGGCTTATTCCACTGTGCAACAATCATACAGTTTTGGGTAGTACCAAAGTCAAAGGAGATATACAATGGCTCACTGCCAATACAATCCTTATCAGCACGACAGTCGAATATGCTCCCCTGTGTATGATTATCTGTTTCATCTATAAAGTTGTACTCATACGAGTCAGAATACCCATGAACAGTTGAATTCAATTGCGGATAGAATCCATTCGTATTCTGTTTTCTTCGGATGTTCAGTACTTCCAGGTCATAAACAATCTTTGGGAGCACCCGTTTCAGGTCACGAAAATACATCTCTCCAAGTATTTTTCGATTCTGTAATGCCGAAGCTTCCATGTAACAATACCGGGAAGGGAATTTGTTTGCCAGTTCCTGGTAATCGAAAATCCAGTCACCATCCGGGGTCAGTGGCATTGTCCCCAGGAACAATGTGCCATGATGGAAACGCAAGTGACCAAACCGGTCCCGATTTCCACGGTTTGCAGGAAGTACATCGGCATCAATGGCTGATTTCTTGAGCTTCGTACATTCATCGAAGATCATACCGTCATAGGAGCCTGATCGTGCCATCTCGGGACGATCAAAGGAGTTGAATTCAACTACAAACCCATTGTAAAAATGAATGCAATTGGTATAGTCCAATGGAGGTGCATAAGGCTCCGGCCACTCGTATTTTTTTGGAGCTTTATGACCAATAAAATAATGGATGCCACGGTAAAGGCCACGGCGTTCAAAATGGTCAATAATCGGGGGCAATGATTTTGTCCGGATGTGGAAATAGGTAAGGCCATTGAGGGAAATTTTCCCCCGTGGCATGTCAACGAAATATTTGATAATCTCTTCGGCGATGATCGTTGTCTTTCCGACTCCCCTACCTCCAATGAATACTTTATGCGGACTATTGGAAAGCTGGATGGCCACCTGCGGATCATTTAAAAAAGGGGCAGGCTTAACTTCAGTCTGTAACATCTTCGAAAGTGGTATCATCGGCCAAAAGAATGTCCTTGTAATCAGCAATAGGTGAAGCCTTGATCAGTGCGATCACCTTTTCGTTAAGTTTCAATAGCGCTTCCTGTGCTTTGGGATCGATGAGTTTGAAATACTCTGTGTTGAGAAAATTATAGTTGATGGAAAGAAGTTGTACCGGGGGTTGTATCTTTGATGGATCGGGCAACTCCATATCCTCTTTATCAAGGTTGTTGGCTTTGGTAATCCTGTCAAGGAATTTATCCATCGCCTTAAAATCGTTCTTAACGGCGGCTTTACGTAAAAATTCAATAGCCCATTGAGTGACCATGTTTCTGAGGGCCTGACGATCAATTCCCCGGACAGGACCGAAACAACTTGTGCAGTTGTGCACATCCCGGTAAGCCTGGGCTTCAGAAATATCATGAGTTTTCATGAGCATAATGACTACCTCCCGCTCAACACCCCTCTGGTTTATCAGCATGGAGTAAGCTGCTGCCCAACGGCCACGGACCTTTTCATCATGCTCGGATAGTTTTGTATTATCCGACAGGTAATAGAGTTTGATACGTTCAAGAATTGTATCCGATACCAGGCTTTTCATAGATCATTGGCTTTAGCATTTTCAATTAGTTTCATAGCGAAGGATTGAGCCGGCGAAGATCCGTTCTGAGCCAGGTCAAATATTCCTTTACGAACTTCTGCTTCACGTTTGAGCCTTCCGCGCTGAAACGATCTGAAGACAGGGTTATCCTGATCCTGCAGAAGCGTAATCAGTTCTCCAGGATCCACCTCCAGGATAACAGCTATTTCTTCTTTTGTGAACATCAGCGAAGCGTAGGTTTCCACTTCAGCGATGAACGATTCATTCTGATCGATCAAAGGCGCTTGTATTTGAGAGTTCTTTTAATATCCAGTTCCTGTGAAAAGCTGCCACCGTTTTATCACAGCACAGAACACCGGCTTCTATGCGGGGGTTCCGTGTATAGTTTGCTGATCCTACCACACTGATCCCCCAGCAGTCGTTTTCGATCACCGTGACCTTGGCATGGCACTTGGCCGCTTTTATGTCGGTTGTGATCTTTTGCAGAAATTGCAACTCTGCTGGTTTGCGGATACCATTTCGATAATCGAATATGCCTTTGAGTTCAAGGATCAATCCATGTTCAATGAACTGATACAACTGACGAATGGCATATTCTGAGATTGCCCATGTGGTAAAATAGACCCTGGCCGGTCCGGTTTGTTCAAGCAAAAAGAAAAGCAGGTCATGAGTTGACCAGTCGCCCAGGGAGGCATAATGAACGGACAGACCATCGATGACCTTTCCAAAGACCTGGTGAAGCTTTTCACCAGCTTTACCAATTGTCAGAAGATTCGTGCCCGGACAAGGAACAGAACCGGATTTTGGTCTGTCCGGTTTTTTCTTTCCCAGATCCTCCGTTGAAAACAATGTCATTTGCCAAGTCTTTTATTAATATCATCCAGTTCTAACTGGAATTTTTCCAACAGTTCCTGGTTCCTGGACATTGTCTTCAGCGACTTAGAATCTGCCACCAGGCGTTTGTACCTCGTGATATAAGTACGAACGTTCATCTGCCGCTGGATCAGTTCTGCATCATTCAAATCAGAAACCTTTCTTGGTTCATCTGTGACCGGCGCCGGGGGGATCACGCCGTGTTTTTCATAATGAGCGATCCTCTCAGTGATCTCCATCAGCCGGTCATCAAGTTCCAGAATCTGAAAAGCAATATCCCGACGCTCCTGAATTTCCCGGTATGGAAGTATTGCATGAAGATTATCCAGCATCTTATAGATCATCTTCTGTTCTGATCGAAGGGTTTCAATGCCGGTAACCTTTGAATGCTTTAAATGTTCTTCTTTGGGAATTACCTGCATTACTAGCGGTTTCTTAGGTGTAGGAGTATTTTGAGAAATCACTAAATGTTTGGCAATCTTCCCAAGCTCATACGAAAGTGTCAAACGGTTTTTACCGGTTGCTCCCCCAACACGCAGTATGCGGCCTAAGTTGGGGTTCCTGGCGTATTTCTCATGCAACAGTAGCCCTGATGTGTAATCCTGACCTGAATTAAGCCAAACAATGATTTCATGATCCATTAAGCGAAAATATTACTGCAATTGTATCCGATAAAGGACAAAAAAACCTGCCGGTACATTTCCGGCAGGTCCTAACTAACCAACTAATATGAAAACACTACAAAATGTCCAATAATTAAATTACGGTTGGATTGGGGTCCATAAGCAGATCACCTTCATAAAAGGCCATCGGAGAACCTTGTTTGCAAAGGAAGCCGAACTTATGGCCTTTATCCTTGTCGATCTCCTCACCCCAGGTTGTTTCAATGGTCTCGATGTGTACCAGGTTGCAGGGTTCACCGATCAGATACCGTTTGTTTGAAGCACAGTTCTGAATGATTACAATGCCTTTGAAGTCGATACCGAAGTTCTGAATCCATTTCTGAACAGCCTTCTCTATACCGGGATAGAACCCTTCCAAACCGATCTCATACCCGCCGCAGTCCTGGTTGGAACCTTTCAGCTTCTTTTGCGATGGTTTGATCGTTCCCTGGGTCATATAAAAACTGTGCATGAATTTGCCGGTTAATAACTGAATATCATCGGCAATGGTCACTCCATCAGTATCCCTTTGAGGGAAGGTGGTCCAGTCGATATCCGCTTCCTGGATCAGGATGATCTCGGATTTTATCCCACCGCCGCCGCCTGCGTTTCTTACGGTGGGTTTTGCAAGGTCAAATAATGATATGGTCATGATTTCTTTATTTTTTAGGGTTAAGCAGGAACATTAGAAAATACGGCTTCTTCGATGCCAAAGCCAACAGATTCGTACCAGTCTGCAAAGATCTTGATCTGGCGGTCAATGCTTTCAACCGTGATGTTTGAAGCACCGTTGTTGCGGTTGATCAAACGAATGAAGTTTTCCTTGGGAGTTGTGAACATAATGTTCTCAGCAGTCATGGAAGGCAGCGGAACCAACGTTAAGTTTGTTCCTTCGATCACGTCTTTCATCCCGGTATAGTTGGTATCCATACCGTGAAGATCCCGGCGTTTGCGATGATATGCTGCATACCATTTGCGGGAAAGAAATACGTTCATGGAAAGGTCGATATACAGTGCATCGACATTCTTGCCGAAATGCTCGACCTGGTCGAAAATGTTCTCTTCCGTCAAGGCTTCCAGAGTAATGAAATTGATGTTGGAAGTTCCGGCAGTATGCTTATCCTTCAGGATGGTACAGAATCCGTCCATAGAAAGACCGACAGCCTGGGCGGTGCCATCCACAGGTGCAGCATAGTCCCCTGTGCCGATGAGTTTAAGTTCCCGGTTATCGAGAACCTTTGGCAGGATCAACTGCTCGATGATATACCGTGTGATCGGCCATACCTTACGGTCAGTGGCTTCGTCCCCTAAAAAGCCGAGCCAGGTCTCCATGATCTCATCCGGATAGAATGAAAGGTCGATCTTATGCCGGCGCTGCGGGATCTCTATCGGGGTGAATTTTGCCTTGCCTTTGGGTGTCCATGTTTTCTGAAAGCCCTGGACAAGATCATCGATCACGGCCTTGGAGGCACGGTAAACAAGATCCTGCGAAGCAACCGTTGTCATGTACTTCTCAGAAACGGTAGGTTGGGTCAACAGCCGCAGAATATCTTTCTGATTGGTACCGATATAGGTCCCAAATGCGGTTTTAAGGTCTTGTAAAGAAATTGTTTCTGCCATTTTATTTTTGAATTAATTGTTTGTATTTGTGGTTAAGCGCAATATTCATCGGCGATCTTATCATGAGCAAAGACCGGGTTGTCGCTGCCGCCAGGGATTTTATCTACTGCTTTTGATGCAACGGTTTCTTTTCCGGCATCCTCTGACCGTAAGGCTTCCAGGTCTGACAATGTCGTTGCATGAGCAGTTTTCTCAGTTTTAAGCTGGGTTTCAAGTTCTTCATTGCGTGCGGTAACACTTGCCAGCTGGTCATTGATCTGCTGTACCCTTTCATCTGTCAGCTCCTGGGCCTCCAGGTTTGCCGGATCAATTTTGAAAAAGCTTTGAATCGCTTTCCATGTCATTTTTATCTTCATCGGTTCGGAATTTTTAGTTTCATGTTGGGTTGATAGTTCTTGTTTTCTGTTTGCCAGGGAATCGGCAAGTGAGATCGCATGATCGAGCGATCCGATTTCATCGATCAGCCCCAGGGCAATCGCCTGCGGGGCGAAATAAATTTTCCCGGTCAGGGTTGAATCTTCAACTGCTGGCCGGTTGGTTTTTATTGAGGATAAGAATTTGCTATTGATCACATCGAGCACATTCTTCTGGTAGGATTCATAGTTCCCGTCCAGCACCTGGTTAAAGTCACTGTTCTTATCCACCGACATGCTTGCATAGACTTCATGGAATTTCACACCCTGAGCTTCAAGTGCTGGCTTTAGATCTTCAACCATTAGCATCGTTCCGATGGAACCGATGCGATCAAGGTCAGAGCTTGCGATGATCTTTGATGCCCCGGATATGATCCAATAAGCTGCACTTGCAGCCATTCCTTCGATATAAGCCACAACCGGCGTTACCGAAGTCTTGATGGCTTCAGCTAAAAGATCGGTTCCGGTGACCTGGCCACCGGGACTATCCACAACCAGCAGAATACTTTTTATGTTTGGGTTCTGATCAGCCGATTTTACATCCGTTAAGATAGACTGCGTACCCCTGGGTCCGCAGGGCTGATCGTATTTGAGAATTTCACTTCGGATCGGAATGACGGCGACAGACCCTTCAGGGATGTTGGCATCGGAAAATCCGAACCTTTGTTTTTGATCCCCTATCCCACTGATTACATACGAGCGGTTTCTTTCCCTTGCAATTGCAGAATCTCCTTCGCTGAAATTTTCTCCTTTTATGAGAGAAAGCAATATCGAAGCATAAGCAGTTGATCTTTCTTTGGAGATCAACCATGCACCGGAGAGGATTTCAGCTAAGATGGGATTCATTGTACCCTGTTATGAGGATACAATATTATAATGGTATGATGGGCAAATAAAGGACTGAAAAAAACGGAGTTAATCCAGGTTCTCGTCAATGGTGATCTCGCCGGTGGTGGATTGTATAAAGCCGGCTGGCTTTTTAAATTCTCCGGAGAAGAGAAGTTCAAAGCCGTTGAATGTTTCCAAAGCAGCAGGTTTCAGAAGCTTGCTGGTCATCTTCATCGGACTTTCCATTGTTCCAAAAATGCGGATCGTGCTGTTTTTGTCTGTCACTTTAAGGATCAACTGGCGACCGGTCATCCGGAATAGTTCGGATTCGACCAGGGCACGGTCTTTAGGAACAAGGATCTTTAATTTATAAAGGTATTTCATTCCTGCAGGAGTATCCTGTTGCTCTGATTCAAGTTGGATCGTCTCAGGAGTGCCATAAAGGGAATTCCAGGATTTGCCTGTTTTTAGAATCACCATGCAATAGAGCGTTGTGTCATTATAGGTGAACCCTGCAACATCTTCACGGAAAATCCAACTTACCGGATTAAGGCCCCCGAGGTTGATCCCTGTATGACGTGAAATGTTTCCCATTTCAATTTAAGGTTAAAAAAATATTGTTTTTTGCAGGAAAAATCCCAGGGACACTTAGTGGCAAACTTTTTTCGTTTTTTCTTCTCTTGCGTTTGCGGTAATAATCTTTCTTCAGAAGCTCATAATTGATATGAGAATATGTAAAATCATGATCCTGACAGAATTGAATAATTGCCAATTTGAAGGATCTGTAAAGACTCACCCTGTAGTTCATGTAATGGAAAAAGAGTTGTTTGAAATGCCATTCGACAAAGCGTTCAAAAAGTTGCTGGTTCTCAGGCGACACCCATAAGTTCCCCCGGATATTTTTCTTTTTATCATACGGGAGTAAAAAGGTGATATACTCCTGACCCTCGGGCATAAAGGGAGGAACATCGGCAGGTCTCTTTTCAAGGAATGGTTGGAGAAGTATCCCGATGATGTTACGCTTAGATGCCATGTTGCTTCGAAGCTCACAAAGCAGGTACTCCTGCAGGTAGGGCTTGAGCTTTACTGTCACGCTTGGTCTTTCGTTGTCTTTCATGGAGCAAATGTAATTTTCATCCATAGGAAAATAAAGGTCAAAAAGCCAGAAAATTAATTACTGTTTCCCAGGGTTAGTAAAAACCACGCTCTCTGCTATAAGATTCATTCTTTCACGCACCTGGGGATATAAAAAATACGCTTGAAGCAAGTGGTACAAATTAATGCCACCGCTGATTGAGCCGCCGCACAAATTGAAATAATCTGTAAGGACTACGACACCCCTGTTGACATCATTGATATTTATCTTGCACAAATCTGCCGAGCCAATAGTTTTATCGATTTTTTTACATAATGGCTTTCCATTTTCATTCTGATACTGCTCAAATTGATTTAA